GGACCGTTCAACTCAATAGTTTCTTGATGTCTATTGGTGAAAGTTACGTCTATTAACGCTCTCATCATGAGCATGTGACTTATCATTTGCGTGCCGATGTTGAAAGATGGTTTTTGACGTTATTTGAAAATCCTGTACCGCGTTTTGGTGGTTTGGTCTTTCGCATTTATAATTCGTTGAGCACTTATGGTGACGATTCGATTAATGGTGTGTTAGACCAACCAACAGACTATGAAGATGTCTGGCTGGAATTCGGTTTGCAGGTAACTGATGGGTCGAAGGCGAAGAAAGTCTTTCTCAAGAAGATCACTGAGGCGTCGTTTTTAAAACGTACGTTTAAGTGGAATGATGAGATTCAGATGTTTCTTCCTCCTTTGGCCAAGAAATCCTTATGTAGGACGCTGCTCTTTAAGAGAGATACACAGTTGACGGAAGTTGACAGTGCAGCAGTGTCGCTGACTGAGGTGCTCCGTGAATTGGTATATCATGGACCGGAAGACTACGCTCGCGTTCGCGCGTTCGCAGTTAGGATGGCCGTTAAGCATGGGTTTGTTAAGAACCCCTACTTTCGATTTCCAACTTACGAAGAAGTGTGGAAGCTGGTGCGAGAAGGCAGCTTTCAAACTTGGATTCCTGTTGAGCCTCCGGCGTTGAGTCAAATTGACGTTGTGCAGAGGCAAGGACTTTCCTTCAAGAAAACTTATATCTACATAAATGACGAGCATTCCAATTGTAAAAGCAGGCAATGATCCTGCTAACAACGATGTTGTAATTTCAGATACGATGAACCTTTCCCATGATGTTGGGACGATCCAATCGAGTGGGTCGGTTATGGAGAACAAGGTTGTTACTGAGCCGAAGTTTTTCCAGAACATGCCAAAGAATGCCTTAAACGACTTCTTTTTGCGTGCGACAGAAATTACTGTGACCACACTTTCTTCCACTGATAGTGGAACCTCCGCCATTATGGATCCATGGTTTTCATGGGCCGCTAATGCGCGGATTGCTGATAAGTTAAACAATTATTCTTATATTCGTGGAACTATTCAGGTTATTGCGGTCGTAGCTGCTCCGGCGACGTGTTATGGCTCTTATGTGGTTTCAGCATTACCACAGGGGGGAGCCGATGAGGTACCGAC